GGGCCACAATATTTATGTAGCATACAATAGACCCGCATTGCCGCCAACAAATATTACCATATTTACACGCTCCTCAATTAAATACATGTTGAAATTGTAATCATAAATACGCCACGTTGGTTTGTTGATACCCACAATATCTCCCGTTGTGGGGTCGCAGATGGTTAACACTTGCGCGTATGGATCTACTGGAGGCGATATGGTTGTAAATTCAAACTGAACATTTGTAAATCTGCTCATATTCATCGCACCTGATGGTTGTATTACTCGCGGATTGGTATCGAGACAAAAATTATAACAATACAAGCCCTGTGGCGCATTACCAGCGGTTCTCACATACTTTTCAACAAAATTATATACCCCCGAAGGTAACATATTTTCTCTATATTGCCCATCCAAGAGGATCCCAAGTGCTACTAAAATATACTGAATATTCTGCGGATTGTATTGCCCTGTTATGTAGAGGTTTGTTGGCGAGCCATCAGGATTTACACCTGGACCTATACTAGGAGGACCTGGAGCTAAAGGATTTACATAATTATAGTCTCCCGCACTAGGCGCAAGGATCACGTCCTGAGGCATATAATTATAAGGCCAATTCGTATAATTTGACCACTGATTTCTCAGGTTTGCGTCGCTTCGCTGAAAGTAAAACATCCAGCTAATCACCATTCCCAATGAATCCAAATCAATCTTATTCTGCCCAGTTATGTTATAATAGGGTCTCTCGTAGACCTGCTTAAATAAATACTTCTGCTCGTTCTTAGCAAATACCTCAGATTCGTCGTTTGATAAAAAGCAATAAGTGCAGTTTAAATTAATATCTACGTTCCATTGTGTTCTGGTATCCACATAAGATACCGGGCCAAGAATTTCATCTGGCGGTGTTTGAAGGAATCGATACGGTTGCATATAAAACTGATTAAAATTCGGCGCAACCACTGGAAACGAATTCGCGTAATCCATAACATCGCGTATAGTAAACCATTCGTTAAAAGGTCTTAATGTCACGCTAATTTGAAGCTCGTTATATTGAAGCGCGACTAATGGAAAGGCCTGTGTAGTAACAAGATTAAACCATGCGCCAAGAGGGATATATAATGTGCGCCCTGTGATGGATGGCTGTGCACCGGCCGGACTGGGATTATAAAACGCACTTGGATATGCGTTTACTCGCGCGCCATAGTTTGCAGGATCATTTAACTCGGCTGTTTGTCCAATCATTTCGTTAAATAATGCGAGCTTCTCTGCTGTAAAATCGCGCTGAGCGGAAGCTAAAATATATTGCCCCGAGTATTCTTGTAATTTTTGATTACCGCAATTAATAGTTATGCGGCTAATAATTTGCGCGCCGATATTTTCTATCCATTGAAAATCGTAAGGCGCCCAGTCAGTATAACCAGTTACCGCACCTGCTGAATTATAAATTGGTTGAGGAGGCAGAATTGGGCTCCAAATTGTCGGGAGATTGATTGAGATGTAGCAGTCCATAAGGAGGTCGGCATATCGTTTAACGCGGTATACAAATGTTGATTCTGTTGTAGGATTAATTGTTGGCGTTCCTTCATAATCCAATCTAAAATTTTGCTTACCAAAGTTCGTGTATTTTTTATAAACAGCCTTCCAGAATGTTTTGCTTGGATTGCCATTTAAAATTATATTCTGTTGCCCTTCGCTAACCAATTGCATTAATCCGCCTGCCATATTAAGTATATAATAAGGTAATTTTTTAATTCTTTATTTCATCATTTATATATTCTTTCTAAAACCCAAATTTAAATTAAAAAATAATATATTATATTAGATTAATGCCAAGCGTAGCAGAACAGTATTTAAGCAACATTACAAATTCCGATGAAGCTTTCCAGTCGTATATGATTATTGCGATTATTTTTGTCATTCTTGTAATATTTATCGTATACATGATTTATCTTAGCAGATTAGAATCGAAAGAATGCGATTTTATGAATTCTTTGTATCCCACCGTAAACGGAAACATTAGGCCTATTTCTGCGAATGATCCCGACTGTAGCGGCAACCTTTTTGATTACTATGTTAAAACCGCATATAATGCTTGTTCGGGCGGCTCTTACAAAAACGATTTCGTAAATATTTGTAATTTAAAGGCAGTAATTAAACAGGGTGTCAGGTGTTTAGACTTTGAAGTATACTCAATTGACAATCAACCCGTCGTTGCTACTTCCACAGTCGACAGTTATTTCATTAAAGAGACATTTAATTCCGTTGATTTTAGCAGCGTAATGGAGACAATCCGTAGCTACGCATTTTCCGGCGGAACCGCGCCAAATCCAACAGACCCCATTATTGTTCACTTAAGAATTAAGAGCAATAACCAGGAAATGTATTCTAATTTAGCGTCTATTTTAAAATCGTATGATGATATCTTGCTTGGAATGGATTATAGTTTTGAAAATAGCGGTCATAATTTAGGAAGCGTTCCCTTAATAACGTTTAGGAACAAGGTGATTCTAGTCGTTGACAAAATAAACAACTCATTTTTACAGAATCAAGCATTCCTAGAATACGTAAACATAACAAGCAACTCAATCTTTATGAGAAGTTATTCAAATTATGACATTGTAAATAACCCCGATACTCAGGAATTAACTGACTATAACAGGACGGGCATGACAATCGTCTTCCCAGACGTAGGTATCGATCCCGCAAATCCAAGCGCAATGCTAGCTAGAGCGTATGGATGTAATTTTGTCGCAATGCGTTATCAACTGGTGGACAACTTTTTAATGGAGAATGCCGAGTTTTTCGATAGATGTGGTTACGCATTTTGTTTAAAACCCGCGGATTTGAGGTACCAACCTATCACTATTCCGGCACCAACCCCACAAAACCCCGCGTATTCATATGCTACGCGGACAACATCAACAGACTATTATAGTTTTAAATCTTAAGAAGGGTTCACCCCCACTATAAAAAAATTTAAAATTATAAATTACTAATTGCCCATTGAAGATTTAAATCTATTTAGTATATAAGATCACGGGATGACAACAAAAAAGACCTGTAAAGGATTAAAATTCGAAGATTGTGAATTAGCGATTCTTCGTATGGCAGTTGATAAAGCGGAAGAAAAAATGGCTAGGCGCGTTATTCAATCAGACGATATTAAAAGAATTATTAAGATTGTCGAAGATTTTATTAAGCGAAAGGCCCTAATTTGTTATGGAGGGACGGCAATTAATAATATATTACCTTCGGATGATCAATTCTATAACAAGGAAGTAGAGATTCCTGATTATGACTTTTTCGCGGTGAATGCGTTGGCCGATGCGAAAGAGTTGGCAGATGTTTATTATAAACAGGGGTTTACAGATGTAGAGGCAAAGGCGGGTCAGCATCACGGAACATATAAAGTGTTCGTTAATTATATTCCAGTTGCTGATATAACCATGTTACCCAAGGGTATTTATAATGCGTTGAAAAAGGACGCGATTCGCGTAGGCGGAATTTTATACACACCGCCAAACTATTTAAGAATGTCAATGTATTTAGAGCTCTCGCGCCCCGCAGGAGATACGAGTAGGTGGGAAAAGGTTATGAAGCGTCTGTCGCTATTAAATAAACATTATCCAATTACAGATTTAAATTGTAACATGGTTGATTTTCAACGAGAAATGGAAGATAGAACAGATGAAGACCTTATTTATGATACAGTAAGAAACGCGTTTGTAAATCAGGGGGTCGTGTTTTTTGGCGGCTACGCCATGTCTCTATATTCGCGCTACATGCCTGGTAATGTTAAACAGAAATTAGAAAAGATTGCGGATTTCGATGTTTTATCCAATGACCCTGAAACAACCGCCGAAATTGTGAAGGAACGTTTAAAGGATATTGGCGTCAAAAATGTTAAAATCAACAAAAGGGAGCCGGTTGGAGAAGTAATCCCTGTACATTATGAAATTTGCGTTGGAAAAGATACAGTCGCAATGATATACAAACCGATTGCGTGCCATAGTTATAATGTTATTACCATATCTGGACAAAAGGTCAAAATAGCAACAATCGACACCATGTTAAGTTTCTATTTGGCATTTTTATATGCGGATCGCGCTTACTATAACCATTTCTTAGACAGAATATTATGTATGTCAAGTTTTCTCTTTGATGTGCAGCAAAAGAATAGATTGGAGCAAAAGGGTCTGCTTACTAGATTCAGTATTACCTGCTATGGACACCAAGAATCCGTTGAAGAAATGCGCGCCGATAAGGCAGCAAAATATAAGGAATTAAAGGAGAAAAACGATAAGGGATTGTTAGAAGAGTGGTTTTTAAATTATAAACCAGATGATTTTAAACAGAAAAAATCAGATGATAATAAACCAGCAAAAAAGAAGGCAAAAAAGGCCAAAACAGCTAGAACAGCCAAAACAGCTAAAACAGCCAAAACAATTAAGAGGAAGAAGCAACTAGCTATTTATGGTGGCAAAACAAGACGCTCCAGTTAAATTACGGACGACAAACATCGCCGTAACAGTCATCTAGCTTATCTTGAAATGTGACTCGCCGATGTCTATTATACATTTTATATAAGAATACAATGGCCAATAGAGCGAAAACCAAAATTCCTATATAAATATATAGGGAGTCTACTGAGAAATCGTCACCTCCACCGATAATATCGTTGGAAATGTCGTTAATTGTGAATTCAGAACTAGTTATATCGATATTGTCCATTTTTATAGAAGAATATTAATGCTTAATCATTCTAACTTATAAACAACGGTTTTCCAATACGATTAAAAAAACGTCGTATAATATTTTTGCTAAACTCTTGTAAATGATACTGTCTTTGACCTCTCGGGGTATCTTCTTATTTATCAAAACTATCGCATAAACAATATATAACAACAACTTCTCTATTAGAACCTTTATATAATTGCCCCCGCTATTGAAAATATTCCAATCGTTAACATAGCTACACATTTGGGTATTGGATTGTTTTATATAAAACGAATGAATGTCTAACAGCCCGGACAGAATTCGGTGATAATTCGATTTCTCGTTTTTCACGTTGATAAGATTGCTTATCTTGTCATAACCAAATAGGTCCATGTAAAGAATCTTCTTATTTGGTTCATTTGCGAAAATAAAGGGGTTCATTCCGTCTATATATTTGTTTTTGTACAGAACATTACCGTCTATTAAAAATGGAATGTAAGACGACTTTATTATTGTATTTAAAATGTCGTCTATGTCTGTATATTTACACTTTACCGGCTTCGTGCCTCTTTTGATGTTGTGATACGTAATAAATAATTTACCGTTTATTTTTTGACAAATATCGGACGGAATACTACCACCTAAATGCCGCTTAAGCTGTTTAACCAGTCGCAGCTTGTATGATTTTCTAAAGTCCGCCGCAAGTATTTCGTATAATTTTGTCATAAGATGAAGTCCATCAATATAATATAAGAACCCCACAATTGCGCCGATACTGCATCCAGATATGCGATCTATTCTAATATATTTGCGCCTTTCCATTTCCTTTAAAAAGTATAGTGCGCCAACTAAATAACTACCATTAAATGCGCCGCCATCCAAGATGAGGTCTATTACAATCGGCTCCTTCGTTTTTGTTATCTCCTCTGGTAAATTATCGATTAATTTTGTAACGAAATCTTGAATCATTCAAACTAGTGTATGGCGTTATTTACTATTTTACAATAAAACGAAATTTATTGTAAAATGGACAGTAGCATAATGAAATTTTTATGCGCTTTTTTTATTTTTCATCAATCGCTTCATAAAATCGTGTTCGTTTCTATTTTGAACATAGATATTTATTATTTCAGCCGGTGAATATAAATACTCGCGAATCTTCTTCAGGCTAGCCTTATTAATGGGGCTATTAAATAGATTCTGATACATTTCAGACATTGTTGAATGGCTTGCGTTTTTTAGTTCGTGTGTTATATCGATTCTTCCAGGACGAGTCAATGCCGCGTCGAGCTTACGATAGTGGTTCGAAGAAATTATCAATATTCTACCTGGAGTCTCTCTTATTCCGTCCCATAAATTAAGAATATCGTCAAGTGTGATTGGCGGCTCTGTAGCCGGCGCGACTAGTTGTACGGTTGTTACTTCAGATGAATCCCGACCACGCTTGGCGATGTCGCCTATTACAATATTTTCCGATTTATCCTTCGCTTTTGCGCGCGATTTGTTTTTACTACTTCGTTCCAATACAACGTCACCTATACAATCAATATCTTCAAAAACGATAATTTTCTTGTCGAATGACACGGAGCCCTTTTCATTATAACTAGAATACGTGTTTTCAAAAAAGAAACCTTCCAGTTGTTTTTTGGTCTTTATAATTTTAAGTGGGATGACGACAAGGTGACGGTTTGTATATTTTGCGAGGGATTTAATAAAGGATGTTTTCCCTGTTCCAGGTGGGCCGTGCAGCCCAATCCCCAACGAGTATGGTATTCCTTTTTCATAATACCATTCTCGATTGTTTAAAAAATGGTCAATATGCGCCACGAGTTGTTGCTTTCCATCGAAAAACATGTTTTGAAATGTCCGTGCACTTTCAAACACATCTTCCCGCCAACAACTGGTCAATCCTTCATCTGGTTTTGGCATGACACAATCTAAATTGTATATAAACCGTTTATTACTTCGAATTTCCCGAACAGATGACACGTATTTTTCAGTAATATTATCAATATATGTTTTTAGATAACTAATCGAATGTACATATGAGTATATCTCATATGTCATTTTTACGGTTTTTGTATTTGATTTGTCCCTCTCGTCACCGGATGCTTCTTGTTCCGTTTCTACGCGCGCATAAATATTGTCCTCTAATTTAAACGATTTTCTTTGATCAACCATGAATATCTCGTGGGTTTTTCTTCTCTCTTCCTCGTTAGACGTTGTCTGA